CTTATGGTGGTCGGGGTCGACATTAATACTCAATTCAGCTGGTTAGGTGCGCTCTATTAACGGTTCTGATTACCCAGATTGAGCTCTCAACCGAGCATATGGTGCATGATTTCAACGCAGACAAGCATTAAATGTCGGATATGCATCATGTGAAGGCCCTCAATGCACTTGGTGGACTCTTGCACCGCGCTTATGGTGGTCGGGGTCGACATGAATTCTGCGCTCTCTTACCAAATTTACAGTTTGGCTTCGTTTGGTTTAGGATTTTAACTGTGGTCATGATTTTTTTGAATGATATGTTTATTGTCTGGGTAGAAAATTCACTTGCTAGGTCGTCACTTGTGAATGAATTGGTGGTAATTCCTATCCTGCGTTTGATTTTGGATTCGTATGAATTTGCCCTAAATACTATAAAGTCATATTTTATGTTTTTTCTGGGTGTATCATAAATAATTGGCCAATCATTTATTAACCCAAGATGGTGGAGGTACATCTGTTATTGCACATGTTTTATTTATCCTTCACCTGCTGCATTCAAATACGTGCTAACTCGCTCTTACTCGTGGTTTACCGTTCTGGGAATCAAAGCGAGTCCATTACAGCAGGGTCGGCTGATGTCCCACAGCTTCGCATCTCCTCCTAAGCACTCCCATGCTTTCGCATATCCGATTCATCCATGAAGATAAGGTAGCGAACTAGGCTCGGCAATTGCCCTAGCATTCCCACGCCACATGCAGGGAAAGCCGTAGACTTGATCACGTTTTCGCACATTCTGGTCAATGAGTCGAGAGCGCAACAGTCGCTTCAGCCGTTATCCTAACACGCCATCCCCAAGCAGTGGCGATATGCTCGCCACGCTCTGTTACCACAGATCCCCTCGAAGGAGGTCCACTTCTAAGATTACAGCGTTGCCAACCACCTGATCGATGTGTGTTTGATCGACCTCAACCATGGACTCTACAGGCGACAGCCGAATGAGGGCCACTCCACCGGGTTTGCCCCCCACAGTTGCAAACAGCCAGCAATCTTCACATGCATTCCTGCACAAAGAATTTGTGCGATGATATGAGTAGACGAATTGTCATCTCCAGAAATACCGCGTCAGCGACAGCTTAAAGTTGCCTTCATCATGGTACTGGGAATTGTAGCTAATTCGATTTGAGTTGGCCAAGAAAGTCCAGTTCATAGCTGAAGCCTTGTCACGAATAGGAAAGCCACAATAGTAACCCAGCGTCTTCCACTAATATCTCTTGAGACGCTTTCTTGCTCAGGCAGCACAAAATCCACGCAAGGCGGACTTTTGCATGCGATTGTAGCAGCCGCAGGAGTCGTAGCTTCCTGTTCTCTGTGCTTCTAATAATTCGTTTACACCAGAGACGATGAAAAGAGCTACCGCGAGGCACCCACAAATACATATAGAGGCATCAGTATACGCTGCTATGTGTGGAGTTCGATGCCCTTCGAGTGTGCAACTCGGAACGAGAAAGGAGGAGCTTCCGCATCAGCCATTTTGTGTGTTTTCAGAGCTCCTGTATTATAGGAATATTATATTATGCATTATGCAGGGTCCTTACGACTGTCTGCACCAATGGGAGCTCTTGCCCAACTGGGAGCTTTTCTCACCTGCTGGTTGTGTCGTTGTGTCATTTTGTCATTTTCATGACACAGTCATTCATTTACAAACAAAAGCATCTACTAATTTCTCCTGTTTAAGGCGTTGGCTCTAGCAACTGACCTAGGATTAATTGACACCCGGTCACCTGCTAGGACTAACTGATTGCCTGTAAAGAGATGTGGAAAGCGTGTTTCTCCATCCCCTAGTGTCCATACTGGCTCATTGGCTGGAGGAGGTAAACCGTTTTCATCACCTACTGCAATGCTATACATCTCAACGAATCGCGTGTTATTGTTTGGAGGATAGATACCCATTACTCTACTTACAGCGGGGCTATAATGAACAGCTATCTTATTATTACCCATTTTCTCCTTTCTTATTCTCCTGTACTCATCTGACACTTCACCAATATTTACTCTGACTAGGTCTCCTACCTGGAATCTGTTCCTTCGTCCATTAGTAAGCTGGATAGCTCTATTTCGATGGTAAACTCTATTATTATCTTCAATATCTAGCTGTGTGTTATTATTAGCTAGAGGAACACTTGAGGCTTCATAGTCTTCATCTGGAGGATTGTAGCCTGGCTGATATAAGTCAACTGGTCTGAATCTACTTCTCAAATCTACCTGGCTATTAATATTTTGAGTGTAATAGTTTAACATAGTAGCATTCCAAAGATTCCTGTTTTGTCTGATGAATCCTGCTTTGATTTTCTTTCTATCTTCTCTGTTCTTTCTCTCTATCTTCCCATTTGCTGCTGGACTGTAAGATTTTGATAAGATGAGCTTGATGTTGTTAGCATTACAAAAATTGAACATATTCTGGTTGTTGAATTCTGGTCCTTGATCACATTGGAGAAGCCTAGGAGCCGTTCCACCACTTCCCCTTGGAAGGTTTGAACTTACTATACTTTGAAGATTATTTACTATTGTTTGTGCTGTTCTATTGGTGATTCTTCTAGTCCACAAGAAGCCTGAAAAGTTATCCACTACTGTAAAGATGTACCGGTTTGTGTTGCCTACAGTCATAGAAATTAAATCCATTCCCCATCTTTCATTAGAGGTTTTGGAAATGATAGGTCTATTGACTTTCTTGACTGGTACTTTTTGAATCTGATAATCACCTTTACCTTTTAAAAAAGCATCTGTGTATTTCTTCTGGATGTTTAGGTGTGTTTGTGCTACCTGGAGATAGAATGCATGTAAGCCTACTCCATAACCACGTCGAGGATTTCTCCATATTCTTTCTAAGAAGATAGTTCTTTCATCTGGATAAGCTACTAAAAAGGTATGATCGGCTACTCTGTATTTAAGCCTTTGAGTGCCGTGTGCTTGAACTCCTCTTTGAGGTGCTGGTGTAAAATTAACAATAAAGTTTCCATTCATAAACTTTTGAATGAATCTTGTTGTTTGAAGGGGTGTCATTCCTGCTGGTAAAGTGTCTGTTTGTATTGCTTCTCTTACTTGGTCAATTCCTGCTGTTGTTCTGAATTCTGGATAAACCTGTAGCTGTTTTAGATTCCTTAATAACATGTAAAATAAGTATTCTTATATTTACTTAACATATTATTTATGATTGAATTGTTTTTGATGCCCTTATGAGCTTTTATTTTAAAGGAAGAAGAACCATAAGGGTATCAAGGATTTTATTGACGGTAAGTCATCCATTCTTCTTTTTTAACTGCTGGATAATCTGGAAGTGCTGTATAATCACTCTCCTTTAATAATTTATTTCTTTCTTGTCTCATCTCACTTTCTAAAATGTCATTCCATAAAGTTTCTAAATGTTCTTTTAAAGGTTTTGGTAATGTTTTATCTTGCCACATCATACTTTCATATGTCTCTCCACATCCCCAAGCATTTTCTTTGTAGTGTTTTCTTAATATTTTAGAAAAATCCATTATATAAATATGTCAAGAAAATAATTTTAACCAATCAAAAAACCAAAAAAATGAGTACGGTTTAAGGTTTGTATCACTATACTGTTAGCTTCACTTATAGGACGTACAACGTCTCCGACTGAACAAAATGCAGTTGTGGATGTATGATATTTTGTATAACCTGATGAGTACCCTGGATTTCTTTGAGCTCTTGATATCCTACTTCCATTCAATTGTATTTCTGCAACGAATGCGATATTTTGATCGGAATAAAAACTAAAACCAAAAAAATAAGTTCCTGCTACTGGTGCGGTAAATTGATAAGTTGTGTTATCATAAGCGTTTCCAATATTTTTTACTATTATATTGAATTGTGGAACAACTCCTTGATTTACAACAAATAACTCTTTATCAGTGGTTGCATAAAAACTAATACGATTAGGTGTTGAAAGATTTCCACCTATATTTACATCACCTACTGTATCAAGTGTATTACAACTTAAATCAGTTGTTGAATCTATTGTTGAACCACCATCACTTGAACTTATAACATTATTTTCATCTATGGTTATATTCGTTCCTGGTGTCAAAGTGTCTTGTTTTCCACTTGTTGCGTTGGTTATTTTTGCGTCTAATTCTATTCCTTTCACCAATAGGTCTCCTCCAACAGTCGCATTGCCTAAAACATTGGCGTCAAGCGTGGTAAGTGTATCTAAACTCAAAGAATCAGCAATTGTAATTGTATTTTGTTTATTGATATCTAAACTTTTGATTTGCTGTAAAAGAGATGACATTTTATTATAACATAACATTTTTATTTACCTTTAATATAGAAATCCTTGAAATTGATTATTTCATTTTCAGATATCAAGCACATTGGGTAAGTCTTAAGGATTGTGATAGCTCTGCTTTTCATTTTTTTCACCTTTTTAATTTGCTCTTTGTCCAAACCTAAATAGGTGTCTAGCAAATACTTACTACTCTTGCCTGTCATGTTAGACGGGAATAATACCAATCCTTGAGATTCTAAAAGAAGAAGCTTGGTCATATTACCTTGTGTAGCATTATGTACCAAAAAAAGAAGAGAGATGTTAAAATGTCTTCCTGTTGTTAAGATTGAATTAATAAGGTTCATTATTCTTAATACTGTTTTCTTATTGGAATAAGCTTCAATGTCATCACAGATTAAAAGAGAATTATTGAAATCTTCTACTTCTGGAGGGTCTTCTACGAAGGCTTGGCTTTCTGGATTTAGCCTGGTAGGCTTGAGACTATTTATATTTTTGTCATCTAAAATAGGAGATATAAGATATACCTTTTTGTTTTTATTGGTTGTCTTGTATTGTTTTATGAATTGAGTGCTCCAATAACTTTTACCACTTCCTGAAGCTCCAACCACATATAATACAATTCTTTCTGCTTCTGGGTCTTTCACTAATTGAAAGTATTCATTACTTTTTGTGTCTAATTTGTCATAATTGTTCCTTGCATCGTCGTCTGGTGATAAGAAAACCTTCTTTTCTTTAGCTTCTGAATCATTTTTATTTTTGATAACAGCTATTTGTTTTCCAACTCCTTCATAATTAAAACTCATTCTTTAATATATTTTAAGATTTTTAATTAGAATAAATGAACTTTTATTCAAAATCAATAACCACTTCTTTTTTTTCTTTTTTAAATTTGGCTTTGTCAGATTTGATGATACAAGGTCTCCCTATTCTGCGTTTCTTCTTTTGTTGATCCTGTTCTTCTTTCTTTTTGACATCTTCTTCCTTATTGTCTTTGTCCATTTCTCTATACCTTTTATAAATATTTTATTTGTTGCTATGAACCCCAAATAAAATATTTAAGTACTTACTTATTTTTGATGCCCTTATGGTTCATCTTCCTTTAAAATAAAAGCTCATAAGGGCATCAATATTCAATTAACAATTTACTCTTCTTTATGAATGAACAAACTTCTTTATTGATGTACTCGTTTATATGCTCGTTTTGTTTGTCTAACACTTTCAATAATCCTTTTTTGGTTGGTTTGTTGATGTTCACAAAGAGATTCTTGATAGGAAAAAACGAGATGTCTTCTTTCATTCTTTGAATAGCATTATATATATCTTCCTCATTTACCTTCTTTTTTAGCTCTAATAGCTGGGCTATTACGCTTATCTCACTCCACACTGTATACAAATATCCTATTTTTGAATTAAAGAAATCATTCAATAATTTCATTTCTCTTTTATTGTTTCCGTTTATTTGTAGCATACTTTTCAATCTTTTCAGGGACTTCAAATAAGCCTTCTTGTCCAGGTACTCAATATACTTTTCTTTTAAATTTTGTATCATTTCATTTTTTGAAAGATTCTCAAATGTCTTATAATCATTGATAGTAAAAAAATAATTATCAGTGATTTCTACAAATTTATCATCCAGTAAAAGGGTTATGTCTATTTTGATCGTTGATTTTTGTTTTAAAGCTTCTTGAAAAGTGTAGCCTTGATTGTCATTACTTTTCATTGTTTTTTCATTCCATCTTAGAGCATTTCCTGCTTCATCTTCTCCTACCTTCAGGTCTGTAATCCATATATTGTCATAATGATTCACAAATTGAAACACTTTCTTAAATTCATTGTAAATCTTATTTTCTTGATTCTTACCACTATAATTTATCAATGAATTCAAGTCATAATCACCAAAAAAGAGATTTGATTTAGCACTTCCTACCACTTTGTACCCTTTGTCTAAAGCTATTGTTTTGAAAAGGGTTTTTAAATTGTTGTTGTATTCTTTCATTTTATAATAATGATATATTTTTATTTAATAAAATCGTTTTCTTGAACTATTCAAATAAGCAAGGTTTTCCTCTCTTCCAGCTCTTCGCATCAATTGGGTAGCTATAGGAACCAAAGACGCACTTAAGAATGAACCACCTTGTATATATTCACCTGAATAACCACCTAAAGCACTTTGTATAATGTTGTATTGATTTAAAATTTTGTTTAGGATGCTTTTCATTTTTGTATCAAATCTTTCATGTATATTTGGAATCCTGTTCAAATAGTCCATTGTTTTCTGATTAGAACTTATGAGTTTTTGATTGCTACTATTCAGGCTTTGAGCTTCTATTGAGCTGGAATAATTGATAGCTGTGTTTAATCCTTTTGTCAATCGTGAAAGTCTATTCACTTGTTCTTCTAGTTTCATGACATTAGAATTCAAATCACTTTTAAGAGAGCCGTCTATTCCCTCTTCACTGACAGAGTTATCATCATTATCTCCTCCATCTGGTTGCTGTTCTGGTTCTGGTTGTTGTCCCTCTAAATCATCATCTTCTTGAGCAAAATATGTATCATCGTTATCTTTTCGTTCATCTACACCTCGAGCACCAAATGGATGGATGATAGTATTATGCTGTTCTACCTCTCCACTATTTACCATATTTTGAATGAAATCTGTTGTTTCTTCATCACTGCTTAAAGTATCATAGCCATCAAATCTTGATTGTTCTCTATCATCCACATCGTAAGCATCTCCATCTACACTATTCGTGTAATATTTATCATATGGGTCTACTCTTTGATTTTCGGCTAGAAGGGTATAGTAGTCATCCTCTGGATTTTGAGTCTGGGTTCCCGTATCAACAACCATTTGGGGTGCTGTCTGTGTTTCCATTTCTCCAGTTTCATTTGATGTCTGTGTTTCTATCTCTTTTGGTTTTATACTTTCATTATATTCCTCAACCATTTTATTATATTCATCTATAATATCACTTTCACTTACATGTTGGAGAAGTCTTGCTAATAGAACGTCTTTCTTTCCTGAGCTTGATAGTTTCAATTCTTTGAGTTTTTGAGATAAAAAATCATTGGTTACCTTTTCCAATATACTTGCTTTCTTTTTTGGTGCTATTTTCATACCACCTTCTAACCCTTCTCCATCATCAGAATCTTCATCTTCTTCATCCAAATCTAAATCATCTAATTTATCATTGATAACATAAATGGTTGTGTCCATTTCATCAAGTAAATTTGTTATGGATGCTACCTTTCCTTCATTCTTTTCAGCCTCTCTTTCTGCTGTTGTTTTATACTCTTTAGGATTCTTTGCTGGTGTATTTCTTAAAGCTATTTTCGACAATTTATAAGAAGCCTGATTTATGTCATTTCCATTTCCTGAATACATACTTATAATATATGTCATCATTTTATTTTATTAATTAATTAAAATATTAAGGATTATTAGATTTCTATAAAATTAAAATCTCAAGCTATAGTATATGAATATTATTGATAAAGCATTAGAATCAAGACAACTTTCTCAGAATTCAATTAATCTTTATAAAAGAAATTTGTTAAAACTCAATGACAACAAGCCTATAAAGTCTTTTAACTTTTTGAAGAATAAAGAAGAGATTCATAGTAAGATTAAGGATTTGAAGCCAACTACTCAAAGAAGTTATATCATCTCTATTTGTAGTGTGCTGAGAGATTTTCCTAAATACAAAAAGATGTATGATGAATACTTTGAATTGTTGAAGGATTTCAATAATGAATTGAAAGTCAATACAGATAAAACAGAAAAGCAAGAAAAGAACTGGATATCTCAAGAAGAAGTATTAAGTGTCCACAAAAAGTTGAAAAGAAAGATCGACAAAGCAGTATTTAATAAGCTCTTACATTATACGATACTTTCATTATATACTTTGATTAACCCAAGAAGAAATAAAGATTACTCACTGATGAAGATAAGCTCGAATACTGAGGATGAGAATCATAATTATTTAATAATAGATAAAAAGAATAATATGAAGTTCATTCTGAATAAATACAAAACAGATAAGAAATATCATTCTGTAAACATAGATGTACCTGACGATTTAAAAGAAGTGATTCAATTGTATCTTAAATATCATCCTTTGAAAGCTGAATTGAAAAAGAAAGAATATGATATCCCCTTTTTAGTAGATGAACAAGGTAAAGCATTAAAGAATAGCACAGAAATTACAAAAATATTAAATAAAATATTCGGTAAGAAAATAAGCAGTAGCATGTTAAGAAATATATTCCTGACTGATAAATATGGTGATGTAATGGAAGAACTCAAATCTGATGTAAAACATATGGGGACGTCTGTAGATGTAGCAATGAATACTTATATTAAAGAAGAATGATGACCTTATGAGCTTTTATTTTAAAGAAAGATGAACCATAAGGGCATCAATTATTCATATTGAATATTGAAATCATCCAAGTACTGAATCAAGTTTTTCATTAGATTATTACTATCTCCCCAGAGTATGAATCTACTTAAGCTTCCTGCATTGATTTCGTCCCAGTCATCTCTTACCTTGTGTCTTTTTATATAGTTCTCTCTTTTATTTTTTGAAGCTCCTTCTATAAAGGTTGTAGAATTTTTAGATCCAAAATGAATAGTCTTCTTCTTTCCATCTATAGACAGTACTATTTTAAACTTTTTCGTTTTCTTGTATGATGTATCAAAATCTATAAGATAATTCATATTAATATATTATAATATTGGTATGAATTATTTTTGAATCAATTAAATAATTAACCTTTCAATTTTCTATATTCAACTCCAGCCTTTTTCAATGCTTCCTTGTAAGGTATACCATTTTTAGCAGCAAACTGTTTAACGAATTGTATCCACTGAGACGGGGCCCGTTTAGGCTTGACATCGCCACCAAACAAATTCTTTACATGTTTAAAAGGGTCAGTTGCTCTTTGTGCTAGGTCTAAGCCATCATTAGCAGTATCAAGGGCGAAGTCTTTCCAACGCTTCGCTTTCTTTAAACGATTTACTTTTTTGCCTCCAACTATTTTATTTCCTCCACCTACTACTTTTTCAGCTTTTTTATATAAGTCATTCTCTTTAATGTATTTCGATGCTTGAGGTAAATTTAAGCCTTGTTCCTTCATAATCTTTTTAACAAGTTCCATTCGATTATTACCTCCACCTGATAGAGTTTTAATATTAGCATTCTTTCTTAACAATTTAGGCTGTGGTGGACGTTGTATTTGTGGTCCTGAACATCCTCCACCAGTTGCTAATGTAGATGGTTCATAAGTTTCCATTGATACACCTGGTAAAGGATGTTCTCTTAGACGTGTTCCACCTTCCAATACATCCTGAGCCATATTAGTATAAGGAAAGAGTGTAGCAAAACGTCCATCAATCTCTAATAGTTTATTATAAATCATCTGTTGATAAGCTAAGTCTTTAGCAACATTTTCATTAGGTTTCATTATACTTATTAATAATATTTTATTCTAAAAATAAATAATTATTGAGAATTTTAAATATATTTAGACATCTTGCTTACAGTATCAGCATATTTACCTACTTTATCTCCGAAGACAGAACCCGCAGACAAACCACCAGCACTCAAACCACCAGCAGAAAGTCCCGCCCCTTTACTTCCTAAGTGTTTTTTAAGCACTTTTCGAAGTCCTGTATTACAGCTTTCTTGAACTGAGCCACCCGTCAAAGAAGTAAAAGTAGAACTATCCATAGCTGGTTGCTTTTGTTTGGTTTCGAGAACCATATTCTTGGTTAGAAGTCCCGAGTAAAGAGACGACGAGCCCTGTTGAGTTACCATAAGACCACTATTGACCGCTATTACCACCATTTCTGGATTAGTAATCGCTTCTATAAGATTATTCGTGCAGGTTAATTGAATTTGTAGTCCAAACTGACCAAGACTTCCTGCTGAAAGGAAAGAAGGTAAATTGAAATTATAGGCAGGTTTTAATACCAAAATAGACCCTTGTGTGGATATTGGAATACCATAAGTTCTAATAAAATCAAGAACTTCCACATTTAGAGGTTCACCAGTTGCGTTTTTGACGCTTTTATCTTGACTTATAGAGAAATTACTCGTTGCCTTACCTATGAAATCTGGGAAGGTTTGTTTGCTACCATTTGCCTGGGACAAATTATACAACTCTTCCTGAGAACAAGAAGCAAGGATACCCTATTGATTATTAAAACTAATTGAGGCTTTATCAATAGTAGCATAACTGGATAGACGATTAAATTTCGTAGCATCT